GGCGTAAAAGTTGGTCGATTCGCCGACCGCCGTTGGCGTGAACCGCACCGCGCCCGGAATCGGGATCGGAGTTTCCCATGCCGGCTGTGTCGGGCTCGTCTCATCAAAAAAGGCGATATGCACCTTCTCTAACCCGAACGTCACTTTGTTCTGGGACATATTTCACCCTCCAATCAGCTGTATTTCGTAAATGACCTGAAACAGCTTTTCGCTGTCGATCCAGGTCTCCGTCTTTGTGTACGGCAGCCTAAGATCCTTGAGCTTGTCCTGGACCTTCGCCTCCGCAACTTGGTTCTTCGCGTCCGTGTACAATTCCACGGCAAAGCTGCTGATTTCGGCATAATTCTGCCCATCCGCCATGAGATCGGAGCTATTCATGAACCGGTACGTAATGAACGGCGGGGTCGGCGCCGGGTTCTGCGGCGTCGAGACGAAATGAGAATAGGCGACCGGATACCCGATCGCCTTCAAAGCCTGGTACAGTTCTTCCTGAGTCACCGATCACCCTCCATTCCGGATGATCTTCTCGATGTTCTCCAGCAGTTGTTTTTCTGCCTGCTCCATGTTCGGCCGGATGTGCGGCCGACCGGCAACACGCCCGCCGCCGCGCTTGGCGTGACCATTCTCGAGCAGGTGAGCGAGCCACGGCTTGTTTTTGTTGTAAACGACATATGCCGTTTCGCCCTCTCCATAGCTGAGTTTTTTTCGGGCCCATCCTTTTTTGTACTCTTCCGTTTTCTCCGGCGAGTCGTTTCGGATGTTCTCAACGAGTTCTTTTGACCGCTCGTCCACTTCCTTCGCGATCGCGGCTGACACGTCCTCGGCGTACTCACGGACGGCCAGGGTGATCTCGTCGGCCAGGTCGTCGATGTCGATGCTGATGTTAGCCATCCCCAACCATCCTTTCGCAAGTCAGGCGGGTTTTCTCCCCGCGCGTTTCAGCGCGGATGATGCGGTACACCGTGCTTTCGTGCCGCAGTCGGTCCTCGCCCTGATACTCGAACGAGTACACCTCGAACCGCTTTACCGGGCGTAGACCGGATAATCCGGCGCTGTAGAACTCATCGTCCGAAACCGCGAGCTCGTTTGCGAACACCAGCCGCTCCGTAACAACCTCTTTCTGGTTGCCGATCTCGTCCTCCACGATGGTGACGGACTGCAGATAAATGACCTGATTGTGTCTCATGCGCCATCACCCGTCGTGTACTCCTGCGAGAGCGTCAAGTGTGCTTTGAGCATGTCATAGGAGCGCTGAAACCGTTCCGCCTCCGGGTTGTCGTACCCGAAGTTGGCTTTCGCGTATGTGATGATGGCCCGACGGATCAGCGGGTCACCTTCATCCAATCTGTTCGGATGCACCCCAGAGAGCTGCAGGTCGGCGTTGGCGGCGTCGATCAGGTCCTGCACTTCGGAGTCAAAGGCGCTGCTGGAGATACGCAGCGCCAGCTTAACGTCATCCAACAGCGCCATGACTTACCCCTCCCGGTCAGTCGGCCGCTTTCTTGATCAGCACGACGCCATTCGGATCGGCGAGCTTGCCATCGGCAATCATCGTCGCCTTCGAGATCCACTCATCGGTGTTTTCGTCGAAGTAGCGGCGGTACGTGATCGCCATGTTCGAGTTCACCATGTAGTCGCTCAGCCGCACCAGGATGCCGACCACTTCGCCAGCGTCCGCCTCGTCGATGGACGGCAGCAGGTCTTCGACGGCGATGACTTCGCGGCCGAGGAACCGTTCTTCGATCGTACCATCCAGACCGTAGTTCACGCGGGCGATCGGTTGTCCGGTGGTGTCCGTCATACCGACAATGTATTTGTGCCAGTCGGCGTCGTTCATGATGAGCGCCACGCCGGAGCGGTACGAACGCGGAACCTTCGCAAACACCGCCGGCCAGGTTTCGTACTTTCCGAATTCTTCCGGCGACAGCGTGGCCACCCGGGAAGACGGAACATTGTGGTTCGCAATGCCGAGCGGCTGGCCGGTGCCGGTGCCGGAAATGATGGCGGCATCCAGCGCCTTGACCATCGCCTCGGCGATGTTGTCGGCCACCGTCGCCTCGAACACCGACAGCGCCACCGTACCAGCAACAAGCTCGACAGCTACGCGGACTTGCAGCTTGTGATAGGAGAAGCTGATCTTCGCGTTGACGACCTTCTTCTGCTTTTCCGCCACTTGACCGGCCGCAAGCCACACCGCGGTGGGTTTCGCCGTCGAAACCGGGATTTCCACACCGCCTTGGATGCTGGTCTTTGTCACGCGCGACCAGATGCGGCCGACTTCCTCCATCTTCTCGACGATCCGATTGATGATCGTCGTCGGGATGACGGCGCCGATGTCGCTCGGCAGCGTCGTTTCGTCGGCCCGGAATTCCAGGACATCCGACTTCTTGCCGCGCGTCACGTACTCCATGAACGCCCGGCGGTACTCCATCGTGTCGTGCGGGTCCACGTCCCGCTGTTCAACCTTTTCGGGCCGCCCCATGGACTCGATTTTCCGTCCTTCGATGTCGCCTGCCTGAATGCCAGCGGCCACCTCGAGCCGACGCCGCAGCTCCTGCTCTTCAGCGGAAAGAGAATTCAATTCCTTCTCGATGGCGTCCAGGTCCGCCTTCTCGTCGTTTTCCAGCATGTTTCGCAGCTCAACTTTGCGAGCTTCGATTTCTTGCAGACGCTTTTTGATATTCATCCGTGATCAACTCCTTGTCAGAAATAGGTTTTCAAGATCAGCACTCTCCGCCGCCGCTCAGCAGCCTCCGCCGCCTGACGCTCGGCCTCCGCCTGCGCCGCGAACCAGCTTCGTGCGCTGATATATGTCTGGTCGTAAGCCGGGGTATCCACCGCCGACACGTCCCAGATTCGCTTGAATCGGATGATCTTGCGAGTGCGAGATTCGCGGTCATAGCTTTGCTCCGCCACCGTAAAGGCAAAGCTCATCTTGTCGATGTCGCCCCGCTTGATCAGCTCATAGAGATCACGGCCCGTGGTTGTGTTCGCCAGATTCGCCCGGATACGCAGCCCTTGCTCATCCGGGATGAGCTCGAGCGTCTTGTTCCGGGTCCGCGCCATGATCATCACGTTGTCGCTGTGGTTGTACTTGAACGGCACGTCCTTGAGATCAGCGCCGTCCAGCGCGCCCCTCTGGATGACCTCGTAGTATTTCACGCCATCGACCTCGTACAGGACGGTCGGATGGTCATAGACGATCGCTCGTCCTTCGACGATCATCTCCTGCTCGTCACCCGTCGGTTCCAGCGCCCGGATCTCCGCCAGGCGGATCTCCTTCTTGTCCACCCCCATCACCACCTTTCACATCTTCGTTCGTCGGCCGGGTGTCCAGCCGGCGGATCGGAGTATCGCCGCCCTCAATGGGCGACAGGTTGAAAACCTCGCGCCATTCGTTGGGTGTCATAGCGCCTCGGTCGACCAACGAAACAAGCGCCAGCTTTGTGCTGACGCTCGCATATTGGAGCCGGTTGGCTTCGAACACGATTTCGTTGCCGTGCCCGATTTCACGGTCACTGAACAGTTTGCTCGTGAATTCCAGGCTGAGCTGCAGCGCGATGGGCTCGATGGTCGACTCATAGAAGGCGTTCCATTCGTCCTCTGTGTACTTACCCATCACGATGTTTTCGGACACACCGAAGTATCGGAACACCGTGTCCCGCAGCTCTTGCATCTGCTGGGCGTCGATCATCTTCGGGTCATTTTTCAACTCGATGTAATCCGCCTTCGCGTCCAGCGCCGCGATGCCACCGATATTCTGAACAGTCATGTATTCCTGAACGAACCGCTCCCGGTTGGCCTTGATGTCTTCCTCCTTGAGCATCTGCGTAAACTTGAGAATGCCCCGGAGGTGGGCCGATGTCTTGACCGCCTGCGCCAACCCCTCCCGGGTCGTGTGGATCACCGAAAGGGTCGTGTTGAGCGGCATGTTCGGGCTGCCCAGCATGTCGTTGTCGTAGTAGTGGCGCCGCAGGTGGATGACATCGGAATAGGGCAGTACCACGTTGCCCTGATCGGCAAAATAGAATTTCACATACAGTTGCCCGCGCTCATCCTCCAGAATGTCGGCGCCCACGCAGTTGACCGGCCAGATCGCCACCAGTTGACCGCCTTCCCATTGGGGATAGGCGAAGGCATTATTGTCCAGCAACACCGTGCTGACCAGCTTGTACAGAAAATCATAGGCATTCATCCGCGGGTTCGGCCGCACCTGCAAGAGGCGCTCAATGTGGCCGCCCACCGGGATGATGTCGCCGTTCACCCGGCGAATGTGTTTCGCTTTGAGCTTCGCGGCGTTTCGCGCGATGGCGTCCACCGCGGCCCGCACCACGTCGGCCTCGTAAGGCCTGTTGCCCCACGGCGTAAAGACCGGCGTGTACCCGGCCATCACCTTGACTTGCGACAACCCGGTTCGGCGGGAAAACAGGTTCCCGAACACCTTCTGCAACCAGTTTCGCTGTTCTGCCACCGGCTCACCTCCCTTCAGCATGCCAGCGCCCGGTAATCATCCATGTGCCTGAACAGCACGGTGTATGCGATCAACAAAGAGACAGCGCCGTCAATGCGCTGTCTCTGATTCTGGCCTTTCACCGGCCGGATATTGTCGTTTTCGTCGCGCTTCACGCTGGTGTTCGTAAGGCACCATTTCAAGATCGGGTTATTGTTGTAATTGATTCGTTTTGCCATGAGGTCGGCCGCCAGCTCCTTCATCGGCTGGCTGAGCGTCTGCGCGCCCTGGCGGACGACTTCCATGGTGAAACCGTGCGCCTCCATTTCATCGACCCAATACTTCGAGTTCCAGGGATCATATCCGATCCACACCGGATGGATGCTGTATTCCCGCACCATCCGGAGAAACCAAGCCGTGACGTCGCTATACCGGACCTTATTCCCTTCGCAAAGTGTCAACAGACCGCGGTCTGCCCATTTGTCGTAAGGGATCTTGTCTTCGCGCACCCGCTGTTCAACCACATCCGCCGGCAGGAAATATTGCTGCAGGCAATAGATCTTTTCACTGCCAGGTTTCATGACGAGCAGCGTCGCGCATGTCAGGTCCGTCGTGCTGGACAGGTCGGCGCCGCCGATCGCGTAAGTGTCGCGGATGTCGTCCATGGTGAATGTCTCTTCGTTGTTCACCTGGTCGAAGGTAAGCCATGTTCCGGCCACCGTGTCCCGGATGTTGAAATCTTTCGTGAGCACGGTCGGCAGAAAGTCCGGATCATTCTTCGCGCGCTCCACATTGGCGGCGAGCTCATTATAGTCCTTGATCGTGCCCAGTCCGGGATTGGCCTTTTCCCACATCCGGAAATCGGTCCACTCGGACCGGTCGTCCAGCTCATAGATAAACGCCAGGAACCGGTCGTCCTCCACGATTCCGTCCAGCACGTTGCAGGCATATTCGTAAATGCTATCATAGATGCACTCCCGCACGAAACCGGCCGTCGTGATCATGTCGAGTAGCGGCTGTTCACGCGCCGTCATGGCCTGCTTGATGACGTCATAGAGGTTCCGGTCCTTGATCGCGTGAAGCTCGTCCATGATGGCGTAATGGACGTTCAGGCCGTCGAGGCTATTGGAATCAGACGCGAGAGGCTCAAACTTGCTGAACGTCACCGGAAAGTACAGGTCTGTCTTTCGCTTCTTGATATGCCGGCTTAGCGCCGGGGACTGGGCGACCATATTGTGCGCCTCGGTCCAGACGATCCGCGCCTGGTCCTTCTTTGTGGCGACACTGTACACCTCGGAACCGCCCTCGCCATCAGCCACTAGCATGTAATTCCCGAGCGCGGCCTTTTCCGTCGACTTCCCGTTCTTGCGGCCGACGATCGTCAGCACTTCCCGCGCCCGGCGGAAGCCCGTTTCCCGGTGGACAAACCCGTACACGGCTTGGATTTTCGCTTTCTGGAAGAGCTCGAGCTGGACCGGCCTGCCTGCCCATTTGCCTTTGGAGTGCTTGCAGAACCGCTCAATGAACTCGATTGGACGGTTTGCCCTCTCCAAATCAAAAACCCATGGGTCACGCGGGCGTTCAAGCTCATCAACCAGCTTTTGATACTGCTGCTTGAGCCGCCGGCAAGCCTGGACCTCCCCGGACTGGATCTTCTCCCAGTATTCCAGGATATAGTTGGTCACTTCTTCGCACCCTTGAGGAAATTCATGAGCTCGTCAGTGTCCGGCTTAGGCTTATCGTCCGGGAGAAGGTCAAAGAGCTGTTTGCAGGCCGATGTGTAGTTCTTGATCGTGGTGTTGTAAATCCGGGCGGCCGGCCGCTCACGCTCATAAACGATGTCCGGGGTCTGGCTGAACTGTTCAACGGTGCCGTTTTCGTTAATGTCCGCCTCCAAATCCTCGAGCGTGACCTGCATGAAGGCGATCCGCTGCACCAGACCTTCGGCAACCTTCTTCTTTTCGCTTGGTAGATTTTTCAAAAGCTTCTTAAGCCGGTTGATCGTCTTCTTGATCCGCTCATCTTTCGTTATTTCCGCGGATTTCCCCATGCCGTTTCACGCTCCTTTCTGGGGAGGGGGTCACGCGCGCGACGTTCCGGGGTTTTCGGATG